ACCTCCGTTATCGCCTGTCTGTTACTTTTTTCTTCTAGCTTGTCATTAATTAGCTTGATAAGTTTTTCTTGATTACCATTCGCACAATCAAGCATTTTTTGAGCATACACATCGGAACACTCAAGTATTTGTATAACATTCTCTTTCGTTACCATGCGTCACGCTCCCTGTAATCATCACCTAGCACTTTTACTGTCCTAGCGTTATGTTTCATTCTTGAATTGATCCTTTGCCAATTCATATTTTGATTAAGTTCTTTATCACTAAAATTTGTAGTGAAGATATTATTCTTTCCAACTCTGTTATCTACAATGCTGAATAGTTTATTCAATGTGTGTTCAGTGTTTTCTACACCTATATCGTCGAGTACTAGCAAATCTATGTTACTTAGCAGTTGCACAAGTTCGTCAGTCGTTTCTGAAGCGTTCTTGTTGTATGTCGCTTTAATACGCTCCATTAACATTGGAATGTGCATAAAAGCCACTGAATATCCTTCGTTTTTAATCGCTTTAGCAATGGCATATGCTATATGGCTTTTTCCGGTACCATATGAGCCTTGTAAGATTAAAGACTTAGGATTGTCTACCGAGAATGTTTTGACGTACTCTATGGCTGTTTTTTTGGCGTATACTTGCTTTTCGTTTTGTGGTTTGTAATTATTTACTGTTGCATCTCTTAGCGAACCGTTTACGGTAGATTGATTGAAAATATTATTTTATATATTTTTGTTTGCGTTTCTTCTCTGCTTCTTTACCAGCTTGTATCATTGAACAGTCACAACCATGTCTAAACTCATGCCCGTTACTAAACTTGTAATAGTCGTATGTGTTTCCACACTTATTACATTTAAGGTTGTGTTGTTCTTCTACGATGTTTTTACTAGGTTTGATATTTCTAGCTAAACTTTCCATTGATTGCATTTATAATCACTCCTAGTCCCAATAACTCTCGTCATACTTCATTCTTTCTAATTGATCCATGCCACTCGGTTGTAATTCTTGGTTAAGATAACCCTCAAACTTAGTACCGAATAATGTTTCAGGTCTTAGGTACTTCTCCATGTTTGTGCCTTTCCACTCAGCAACTTTGTTATCTATAACTCTTTTAAAGTCATCTATTGAAAAACCTTCATCAGTTCTTGCTCGTATGACTGTTTGATTCTTCTTAGTAGTAGATTTGTAATTCTTACCTGTTTGTTGGTTAAGGTAGTCAATTACATCTTTGTAAGGATACGTAGTCGGGTTGCCCGACAATATATTTCCATCAATATAAGTACTATCAATATTAGTTAAATCATTATTAATACTATTATTATTAGTAGTTCGCCCTTTTCGGTTTTCCGTTTTTCCGTTTTCCGAAAAACCGTTTGCCGATAATCCGTTTTCCGAAAATGGCATTTCGGTAGGCTTTTCATAAACTAAATATTCGTACCCGTTAAAAATGCCGTTGTCAGTCCTTTTTTGTATTCTATGAACGTACTTACTTTTTATTAACTCTTGTATGCCACTGTTTATAGATTTCTGACCGTCGTTCATGTGCTTAACCACTTCTGATGTGTATATTTGCCAATTGTCAGGTCTGCTTAAGAAATAAAGCAGTATCCCTTTTGCTTTGGCGCTCAATTTATTATCAAAAACAAAAGCTTTATGGACTGTTACGAAATCCCCGCTTTCTTTTATCGTTCTAAATGTTGCCATCTTTCTCACTTCCATTCAGTAACTCTGTTACAGTAATATTCATGTCATCAGCGATTAATTTAAGCCTTTTAGCATTAGGTTTTGAAATATCTTTTTCCCACCTACTAACGATACTGTCTGACGCATTGTCGATTAATTCTCCGAACTCTCTCATGTTCAGACCTTTATCTTGTCTGTGTTGTTTAATACGGCTACCTAATGTCATTACTATCACTCCCCGTACAATAGCCATTCTGGTGTTGTTTTAAATATGAATGCTATCAATTTTATTTTTTCAAGATTAGGAATTCTTTTACCTTCTTCCCATTGTTTTATGGAGAAAGGAGATACATACAAGATTGCAGCGAATTCGTTTATATCAAAATTTCTTTGTAATCTTATTTGTTTGATTCTATTAGCAATTTCTTTCTTGTTTTCTTTAGTTATTACTCTCGAATTCATTTTTAGCTCCTTTCAACATGGCGTTTAAACGATCATCAACTTTTATCCAGCTATCTTGTAAGATATATTTTTCATCAAAAGACTTAACGCCTATGTTGTGCTGTTCTTGGTGGTGTCGTCTGCATAAAGCCAACACTTCATAATCGTAATGCTGCATCTTCTTACGGTTAGCACCACGTCCTATTGCGTAGTGATGTGCAAGGTCAGCGTTTGATTCCCCACATAGTACACAGTTTCGATTGACCGTTGCCCAGTACAACATAGCTTTATCTCCACTTAGCAATTTGCTCGTTTCTACTCTCATTGGTATTTGGTGATGGAACATAAAAGCTATAATCAACTCTATTAATTCACTCGCTATTCTCATTGAACAGTCACGTAAACTTATTTCTTCGTAACCATTCATAATTTCAAGTTCTGCTTGAAACCTTTTCCTTAGTGATTCCACAGGTTCTCCCCAGTGCAACTCAATATCTCTACATAATGCAAAAATCTTTTTACGTTGTTCTATTGATAATTTTTTGTTATCAGGTACTTCAACTTCTGCAATGAGTGAGTAACCATTTTCTAATAAGTCGATATGACTTTGTTCTAATTCAACACCAGTCGCAACGACGGAATAAGTACCGTCGTTATCTCGCTGGTATCTTGTAATACGCTGCATTTAATCACGTCCTAGAAAGGTAAATCATCATCACTAATATCAATCGGTCCATTAGCATTACCAAAAGGATTATCTTGTTTTGTCATTGGCGTTTGCTGTCCGTTGGCTTGTTGTTCACGTTGTTTCATTTCATCAGTTTTAGGTTCGGGTTTATTTACGATTTCGTCACCTTTGTTCCAAACTTTTACAAAAGATAATCTGACGAAATATTTACCTTGATCTTCGTTAAACTTATTTTTAAGTACGATTGTTCCCATTTTGTTTATTAATCTGTCTGTATCGAAAGTTAAATCAGGTAAATTAAGTTGAATTCCTAGTCTGCTTAATAATTCAATGTATTGTCTTTCTTGGAAATCTTGTTGGAATGGTGGTACAAATTGATTGTGTTTGTATTGTTTACCTTCGTTATTTTCAAATACGATAGTGAAATATCTTCCTTCTTTGTCGTTAAATTCAACGTCTTTAACTTTTACTGTGAATTCTCCTGCTCCTAAGAAGTCTCCACCTTTCATAAATGCCTCTTGATTAGTTTCTTTAGTGTGTTGCGCTTGTCCTGTAATTTTCATAATTTTATACCGTCCTTATTAGTTATTTTTAATTTCCATTTCTAATTGCTTCTACTACGTCTGTAATGCTTGGGTTTTCAAATTTCTTATTGTTAATTTTTATATTGCTTGCATGTCTTATTTTTGTTTCAAACAAGTTAGAGGGTTCAGCGTTAAGTACATATTCATATGACTTTTGGCCATTTTCCTCATGTTCTTCGATAGTCATTCTTGCTAAAACATCTGATTGACTTACAACTGCTTTTCTTATTTGATCTTGTGCCTCAATCGTGATAGTGGGATTAATCGTGCTACCTTCATCGTCTTTATCTTTGTTGATACCTTCATGACCGCTTATTGCTAAATGGAATTGATATTGTTCTTGTAACTTAGAAACATATCTGTACATATGCACAATGCGTGTTGCACATTCTCCCCAATCATTAAATGTCGGTTTCTTAGTCTTACCATTCATAATGTCGTCAATAGTGATATCGCGTAGTTTCTGTATTGTTTCAATCACTACTACGTCTATTCGCTTTCCGTTTTCTCTTAGTTTCTCAATTACTTGAGGTAACATTTTTATTACATAAGCAAAGTGTTTGTAGTTTTTGATTTGTACTACTGCACCATCTTCTGTAACGGTTGTTCCATCTTCATTAATATCAAGCACAAGTGCGTTGTTATCTTTTGTTAAAAAGGTTGTTTTACCTGTACCGAATTTTCCGTAGATAGCGAATTTATAAAACTTGTTAGCATTTTGTTTGCTGATATCTTTAACTCCTAGTTGAGTCAGGATATCTTGCTCTTGTTTTTCTTCAGTCATCTATCTCACCCTCAAACTTCTACTTTGTTTTAGTTCTACTCCATTGAGTTCTAAACCGTCTTTAACAGCTTTTAACAACTCTTTTTTATCCAGCTTAGGTTCTTGTTCAACGTAATATTGTTAGGTATTAAACTTTCATCTGTTACATCTAAGCTAGGTGGGTTGTTAGCAATACTGTACGAATTAAGCGCGGTTTTAAACTTTTCTTTACCTGTCTGCTCCATAACTTCCTGTAAGCTTTCTTTTAAACGTTTGACGCCGTTTTGATTAGAAGTTTTACGTTGTCTTAAACGTTTTATCTCTTCATCTATAGCATTGTTATCTGCTTCTAAAGATTTAATAACTGCTACATATCCATCTGCTTTATCTTCGATAGCATCATTAATACTTGCTAGCGTATCTTTTAAAATTTGTTCATCTTCTTGTTCTGCAATAAGGTCGTAAACTTGTTGGTAACTATCTTTTAATTCAAATAAATTACTCATCGATTAAACACTCCCCTGCAATGACATCTTTTGCTTATTCAAAATTTCTTTGTAATTCTTTATCTGTGAAAAATTCGTAGAAATTCAGATGATTACAGTCACTTTCATATTTTTGAGAATAGTGCCAAAAGGTAATACCAACTTCTCCATTATCAAAAGTATGAAATTCTGCTTTCACTTTTTCATCACTATTCAAAATCAATTTATTTAAATCATTGGCCGTTTTTAATAATTTGCGTCTCAACTTGACTACCTCCGTATATTTTGATTAAATTAAGTTGTATATTTTGATTAGATTCTGACTGTTACTTGTTGGCGCAAGTTTCAGTCTTTTTTGTTATCTCAAGCCACTTTTCCCAGAAGAATGTGCTAAAGATTAGCGTTAACATTGAAAATGCTATTACCGTAAAGAAACCACCTCCTAAAAGTAATGTGATAATCATTGCGATGAACATCGTCATATAACTTAGTAAGTACTTCATCTTGTAACCTCCTTTTTACGATTTAAATTTTGTTCCATGTTTTCGTGCTATAATTCTTTTATCGCTACTGCGATATATTGGGGGTGTAATAAATATGAGATTTTATAAGTAATATCATGCAAGCATAAATGCTTTTCCTTTCCTTTTCCATTTGCCATTAATAGAATCGTAATTGTATTTAGTTTCACCCTTAGCATTCCTAACTTCCTCGACCAAAAGTGCAGTTAAGAGT